GAATGAAGTAGCAGAGCACGTAAATGATAATTTCTTTTTTATAGATATGGAAAGATATACTCTTGAATCTATATTAATAAAGGGAGCGGAACTTGTTAAACGTAAAGGAATTAAATGTTTAGTTATAGATCCTTTTAATAAGATTAGAGATATAGACTCAAATACAGATGATGTTAATAGATATACAATGGAATATCTAACAAAGATAGAAACATTTGCTAAGAAATTTGATGTATTAGTTTTTATTGTAGCTCATCCTACTAAAATGTACAAAGATAAAGACGGTAAAATTGAAGAACCTAATATGTATAATATAAAAGGAGGTGGAGAATGGTATGATGCGTCTTATCATGGTATTTTAGTTCATAGAGATTATGAGGCTAAAACAGTTAAAGCGAAGGTATTGAAAGTTAAATTTCAAAACTTAGGTGAAAACGGTGCTGAAGCTCATTTTAAATGGGAACCTAAATCTGGATGTTTTATTCCACAAGAAGATCAACAAGTAATTAATGATATAATGCCATGGGAATAAAAAATAGGAAAAAGAAAACTAATCCAATGCCGGATTATGTACCAAATTCAGAAGAAAGACAGTGGTATAGTTATTGTATAGATAACAATATAAGAATATTTCCTATTCCAGTTAGTGGAGAAATAGGAGTGTGGAAAATAGGTATTAATATTGGAGAATATAAAAAAGGTGAAACCCCTCATTTATCTCCTAGTATATATACTAAAGATAATTTTTCTTATTCTTATTATCAAATGTGTAAATATTATTATGACAAACGTGAAAAATAGTTTTAAAAATGCTAATGAGGCTTTTAAGTATTTCTATTTTCATATTCAAAAATATGGGATAGATTTCGGAGATACAAAAGCTTTATTTAATGTAGGATTTTATTTAGATAATCCTTTACAAGTTAATATAACACATCCAAATAGAAATTGGAATAAAGATTATGCGGAAGCAGAATGGCAATGGTATTTATCAGGAGATCCTAGTGTAGAAAAATTAGGGGAAATATATGGTAAAGTACCTCCAATATGGGATAGAATGGCTGATTCAGAAAGAAAGTGTAGATCTAATTATGGGTGGCAATGGAATAGAAATCATCAAATAGATTATGTTGTAGCTAAATTAAAAGATGTAAAAGATACAAGACACGCTGCAATATCTATTTATGATGGAAAAGAAATTAACACGTATGCTAAAGATACTCCTTGTACATATGCAATACAATTTACTATTGTAAATAACAAACTAAATATGGCCGTTATGATGAGATCTAATGATCTCTGGTATGGCTTTTGTAATGATCAGTATTGTTTTGTTATGTTACAAAAAATGATTGCAGATAGGCTGTCTATTAAACTAGGAAATTATTATCATTTTGCACATAATTTCCATTTGTATAACAATAAAATTAAATAAAATAAATATGTATTATTTATATCACATACCTGGTAAAAAAATAGGTGTTACAAGTAATCTTAATACAAGAGTTACACTTATACAAGGGTATAAAGAAGGAGAGTACGAAGTTCTAGAATCAAGTGAAGATATTAATTATATATCTGATCGAGAGATAGAACTTCAAAAATCTTATGGCTATAAAGTAGATAGACGTAAGTATAATGAATTATATAAAAAATCAAATGATATGAACATAAACGCAACAGAGCAAACTTCTACTTTCCCCTATCCAGTAAATGAATTGGAAGAAGCCCTTGTTAAACACAACGGAATGATGTGGGAAACTCAGTTTGGCACATTTAAAATAACAGACGATAATATTAAATGGATTATGTCTAATGTACATGTATCTATGTATAATCAGAATAGATCTTATGTATATAACAAAGCTTTTTATGAAAACTGTGTTAAAAAAGAAAATGTGAAGTGTAGTAAAAAACCTTTAAAAATGTTTCAGCAAATAAGAGATTGGGCTGAAGAAAGAGGATTATATAAAACAGGTAATGCAAGAACTCAATATATAAAACTTCAAGAAGAGTGCGGAGAACTAGCTAAAGCTTTATTGAAAGATGATCAAACAGAAGTTATAGATGCTATAGGAGATATAGTTGTTGTATTAACAAACTTAGCACATCAAAGAGGAACACATATAGAAACTTGTATTAGTTCTGCATATAATGAAATTAAAGGACGTACAGGTAGAATGATTAACGGAACATTTGTAAAAGATGAAAATTAATACTAAAGATCAAATAGTTTTATCTGTTTTAAAGAAAATGGATGAACGTAGTTTAGTTGGCCAAAAGAAATATGGTGCAACTATGATGGAAGAAATCGAAGGACAAAAAAAAGATTTAAGTCGGTTTCTGAATGATGTACAAGAAGAGATAATGGATACTCTATTGTATATAGAAGCTGCTAAAAGATGTCTACAAGATGAGGTCGAAGAATGTATGTTAAAGCAACTTCATGTAAATTATGAAACGATTTAGAAGAAAAAAGAAAGGACCTGTAGTATCAAAAAAAATAAATCACGACGGTATTACATTTTCATCTGGACTTGAGAAATATATGTATATAGCTTTAAAAAAAGCTAAAATACAAGCAGTATATGAAGGACAAACTTACGAAATATTTGCAGGTTTTGATTTTCCAAATAAAGCATATGAAAGATGCGGTAATGGAAAAGGTGATTATAAAAACCGAGGAAGTAAGAAAATCCTTAATATAAAATATACACCCGATTTTATAGGGAAAGGATTTATTATAGAAACTAAAGGAAGGGCTAACGAAAGTTTCCCTTTACGATGGAAAATGTTTAAAAGATATGTAGTTAAACATTTACCTGGCGTAACTTTATATAAACCACAAAATCAAAAAGAATGCGACGAAACAATAAGCTTGATATTAGAGTCCAAAAACAATTAGCAAGACAAAAATACGCTGAACGTCAAATTGACAAGTGGGTTAAATGGAGAATGGAAGTTAAAGGGTATTTATTTTATCGTGATCTTGTAGCAATGCAAGATAAATTTAATATAAAATGTTATTAAAATGAACAATAAAAGTTGGGAGTTAACAATAGGTTTTTATCCAGGAATTTTAATAGGTATGAGAAGTTATCCTCACACTGGATCAACACAACATGTATTTTACCTCCCTTTTGTAGACATATGTCTCGAAGTTTTTGAAGATTAAAATTTAAATTTAATATTATGAAAAATTATTTAATTATAACTATAGCTTTAATGCTAATTTTATTTACATCCTGTAAAGGAGGACAGTTATTTATGGAAGTAAGAAGTACTTATAATTTACCTGTTAATGACAGAGGACAAGTAACTTTAAGTGATATAGAAAATGATATAAGTAAAGTAAAAGGAATGGGAGATGCACCATTACCAGTATATCCACATTACGGGCTTAAAGGATGGGGAGTTTTACAACCACAATTTAATGTAACCTATAGACAATATATATTTGATAATAAAAAGTATGGTATAAAAGAACAACAAAAAAAGAAATAATGGGATTATTTGATAAAAGAATACCATATAAACCTTTTGAATATCCAGATTATTATACTGAAGGATGGTTAAAACAAGCTCAAGTTTTTTGGTTACACACAGAAATTCCAATGTCTGGAGATGTTAAAGATTGGAATGAAAAATTAACTAAATCTGAAAAAAATCTAGTAGGTAATATCTTACTAGGTTTTGCTCAGACTGAGTGTGCTGTTTCCGATTACTGGACACAAAAGGTAGTGTCTTGGTTTCCTAAACACGAGATACAACAGATGGCAATGATGTTTGGATCTCAAGAAACAATTCATGCAGTTGCTTATTCTTATTTAAATGAAACTCTTGGTTTAGAAGATTTTGAAGCGTTTCTTCAAGACAAAGCAACAATGGAACGCTTTGATAATTTAATTAGTTATGATGGAAATAAACCTAGTGGAATCGGTAGAAGCATTGCGATCTTTAGCGCTTTTGCTGAAGGAGTTAGTCTTTATTCTGCTTTTGCTGTGTTATATAGTTTTCAACTCAGAAATCTTTTAAAAGGAGTAGGCCAACAAATGAAATGGAGTGTAAGAGATGAATCTCTTCATTCAAAAATGGGTTGCCAATTATTTAGACATATGTGTGAAGAAGATCCCACTTTATTAAAACAATGTAAAAAAGATATATTAGATGCAGCAACAACAATGCTTAAAGCAGAAGAAAATTATATCGATAAAATGTTTGAACTCGGAGATATCGAAAACCTTAAAGCCTACGATCTCAAACAGTTTATTAGAAATAGACTTAACGAAAAGCTCAATGAGCTTGGATATGCAGACCTCGGGGAGTACTTTGATGTTGACACCAAAGCAGCAAAAAATCTTGATTGGTTCTACCATCTTACCGGGGGGCATACTCATACTGATTTCTTTGCTGTTCGTCCTACTGATTATTCGAAAGCTAATGAAGGTGAAGATTTTGAAGATATTTGGTAAATGAGAACTTGTAATATTTGTGGTAAACAAAAAAAAGATTCTAAGTTTAAACACATAAATAAAAAAACGTGTAAAAGTTGTGAATTTAGATGGAAGAGATCTTTTTTAAGGTTATTAGTTCATGATAGAAGACTTAGTGCAAAAGAACGTATAGCTAATAGGCTTGGATATTTTGGAACTGCATTTATAATGATCAGTCCGTATTTATTACCATATGGGAACATAGGAGCAATTACATATGTTATTGGAGGTATTGTATGTATCCCTCAAGTGTGGGTTGCTAAACAATGGAATTTAGTTTTAGTTAATTTAAATGTAACAATTGGTTACTTAATTTATTTATTATATAATGGATGATATAGAAAAAATAAAAGAATATGCTTTAAAGCATTATAAAAAACATTTTAAAAAGAAAAAGACTCGAACAGAGCATTCTATGAGAGGTAAAATATTAAGAAGTTATTATATAGATTTACCTGTTTTAGTATCTATAAAAAATACTCATATTGAAGTAAAAAACAATGAAGATGCTTCACCAATTATATTAAATAAAAATATATTATTATGAAAGAAAGTAAATTAATAGAAAAATTTAATAAATTAGAAAAGCAAATGGCTGCAGTTACTAATGTCTTACGTAAAATTATACAAGATCTAGGTAATGTAGAGAATTTAGCTCAAGGTACATTAACTTCTTTAAAAACTTTTATGGGGGAAAAAGAATGGGATAGAGTAATAAAAGAATTAAAAGAAAAAGATATATTAAAAGATAAAGTAGAAGATTGTAAAGATTGTAATAAAGAAAAAAAATTAGAAGTATAATGTGGAACAATAACTGGACAAAAGGAATTGATTATCCTACATGGGGAGATACTGACGTTTATAAAAAAACTATAGGAGGCGGATATTTATATAATGGAGAAACTCCTAAAGAAGCATATCAGCGTGTAGCTAAAACAGTAGCAAAAAGATTATTTAAACCTGAATTAGCAGATGTATTTTTTGATTATATATGGAAAGGATGGTTGTGCTTAGCTTCGCCAGTATTATCTAATACAGGTACTGATAGAGGATTACCTATAAGTTGTTTTGGTATTGATGTTGCTGATAGTATTATGGATATAGGTAATAAAAATGTAGAGATGATGTTACTTGCTAAACACGGAGGAGGAGTAGGGATTGGAGTAAATATGATAAGACCTGCTGGAGCTAAAATAACAGGTAATGGAACTTCTGATGGAGTAGTACCTTTTTGTAAGGTTTATGATTCTACTATATTAGCTACTAATCAAGGATCAGTTAGAAGAGGAGCTGCGTCAGTTAATATTAATATAGAACATCCTGATTTTTATGAATGGTTAGAAATAAGAGAACCTAAAGGTGATGTAAATAGACAGTCTCTTAATCTTCATCAATGTGCTGTAGTGGGAGATAAATTTATGCGTAAACTTGAAGCAGGAGATCCAGAAGCAAGACAAAGATGGGGAAAATTATTACAAAAACGTAAAGCTACTGGGGAACCATATATCTTATTTAAAGGAAATACAAATAAAGCTAATCCTGACGCTTATAAATCAAATAGCTTAAAAGTTTATATGACAAACATATGTAGTGAAATTGTATTACATACGGATGAATCTCATAGTTTTGTTTGTTGTTTATCTTCTTTAAATTTAGAAAAATATAATGAATGGAAAAATACTAATTTAGCCTATGATGCAACATGGTTTTTAGATGGAGTATTAGAAGAGTTTATACAGCGAGCTAAAAATATGAAAGGATTTGATAATTCTGTAAGATCAGCTGTAAAAGGAAGAGCATTAGGATTAGGAGTTTTAGGATGGCACAGTTTATTACAAAAAAGTGGTATTGCTTTTGAAGGATTATTAGCTCAATTTAAAACTAGAGAAATATTTTCTAAAATCAAAATAGAAACTGAAAGAGCATCTAGAGCTTTAGCTGAAACATATGGTGAACCTTTATGGTGTGTAGGAACAGGATTTAGAAATACTCATTTACGAGCTATAGCTCCTACGGTTTCAAATAGTAAATTAGCAGGTAATGTTTCTCCTGGTATTGAACCTTGGGCAGCTAATGTATTTACTGAACAATCAGCAAAAGGAACTTTTATAAGAAAAAATAAAGAATTACAAAAAGTTTTAAGAAAATTAAAAATAGATAATAAAGAAACTTGGGATAAAATTTTAGCAGATGAAGGTTCAGTACAAGATATAAAAGAATTAAATGGTTGGTATTATGATAGATTAGGAAGGTTAACAGAAGAAGAAGAAAATAATGAACCAGTTAAAAATGTATTTAAAACTTTTAAAGAAATAAATCAATTAGAATTAGTAAATCAAGCTGGAATAAGGACAGATTATATAGATCAATCAGTATCACTTAATTTAGCTTTTCCATCTGAAGCAACACCAAGGTGGATTAATCAAGTTCATATTGATGCTTGGAAACACGGTATTAAAACATTATATTATATGCGGACTGAATCCGTATTACGGGGAGATATAGCAGCGAACGCAATGGACCCGGATTGCTTAAGCTGTGATGGATAATTAAAAATTTATTATGAAAAAATTAGATACAACAGATAATATTTATACTTCTGAAGAAAATAAATTAATTAGATGGTATAAAGTTTGGGCAGTTTTAGGACCGTTAGCAGGTCTTATCTCAGGCATATTATTAGGAATCCTTATATAAAAAAAAAAGAAGGGATGGCACAACGCTATCCCTTCTTTGTAGGAACCTTTGGGGGTGGAAGCCCATTTTATCGTGTTCCTTTTATTAATAAGTCCATATTACATCAGGATCTTTATCCGGATCCATATCCACATGAACAAAGGTATTTCCTATACCTATTCTAGTAAATCCTACATCTAACAAGCAGTTTATAAGATCATATCTATCTCTTGAGTTTATACAATGAATATCAACTGCTAAACCTTTAAGATGAGAGGAATTTTTTTTCCCACCCACCTTTTTATTATGTTCTTTAGTTCGATAACCACTGTTTATATGAATAGCTCTATCAAATTTAGCTCTTACTAGATCTATTTTATCTAGCATTTCTTGATTCATCTTTCTTCCACTACCCATTTCATCGGGTGAATCAAATTCGGTTATATTAAAATAATTCATTTTCCTTTACATTTACAATTATTTTCACCACAAGTGCATTGTTTATTTTTACTATACATAGTATCAAATGCATTTGCTCCTAATAATGTTAATTGATCAATCATATTTGTTTGAATTTTAATTAACATTTTTTCAAGTTCATCCTTTTGAGTAACAAGATGATCTACTTTAGAAGTTAATCCTTCATTTTGTTTTTTAAGTTCATTTACTTCGTCAGGATTACGTCCTATAACTGTCATAATTACAACAGATAAAGATCCTACAATCATACCAATGATTGAAACTACTACGTCTTTGTTCATGTTTGGAATTTCATTGTATGATAAAAATACAAGTATCCCTACAACAAACAAGAATATACCTATTGCGCCAATATAATGGCGTATTTCTTTTGCAACTCCGTTTTTAATCATTTTTTAAATCTTAAATTAATAAACAATTTTATCTTTTTTATTTGATTCAGATTTTTTTACACCTAATTCCCAATCAGCCCAACCAGCAAGCATAGCAATTCTAGCCCACGCTTCATAATCTGAGCTACTAGCCTTTCTAATATTATCAATTTTTTTAAATGCTCTATCGAGTGGAACATTTGTAGTTGCAGCTATAACTTGACCAGCTGCTAAATATGCAGGATTATCTAAAGAAAATCCTTTTTCCATCATCTCTTTTTTGTTCCACGAATAAGCTCTGCCAGCTGCTTTTAATTTACTTAATTTAGAAGATATAGGAGGAGATAATTGTGCTATTTCTTTTACTAATACATCTTGAAATTTAGGTGATTTCTTCTGAGTTTCTTTATGTAATTTAATTGCTGTATTTTTTAATACGGAAAAGATAGCACCTCCTACACCAGCACCTCTTAGTATACTATCTGCCATAGAATTTACTATACTATAATATTTTTCTTCTCTTTTTTCTGTTTCTTCTTCTCCGTCTCCGAAGCCCATAGCAAACAGAGCTTGTTGCATAGCATTGAAAAATAAATTTTGTACAAATCCATAATAAAATATCTTAGATATATTAGTTAATGGATTACCTCGGCCATTCTTAAGATCACTAGCGGCTTTTTTAATCAATCTAGTATATTGCATTGGAGTGTTAGCAAAAGCTAATATAACACGTCCTAATGGCCCAGCTTGTTGCATACTAATTCTATCAGGTCTACTTGATTGTTGAGATTCTTCTGCTATTTCTCTAAAATCTATAAAAGCTTGATTCTCTGCTTCTGCTTTAGACATACCTTCTTTAATATATTTTTTAGTTCTATTTCTATAAAAAGTAGACCCTCCTGAAGCTATTGCAAAACTATCTGCTATTTGTGTAGGTAAGAATCCAAGTCTGAGTATTTCACTTATAACACCTCTTACTCCACCTTTTTTAGCCATATCAGCTATATCAGCTTCATTAACATTTAATCTTAACCCATTTCTTCTATCCACTAAAAAGTCACTATTAAATAGTGTAATAAAATCTTTCCAGAATTGAGGTTGATTTGCAAACGCTTTACCAGCAGCAAATATATTATTATCTTCAAAATTTATAAAGTTAGCAGCTGATATTGTTTGAAGAACTGCTGATCTAGTATTAAAAAACATAATAGCACCAATAGAATTAGTTAACCAATCAGTAACTCTACCGGTTAAAGAATCAGAGGTAAATTCCCTGTTTCTACCAGTACGCATTCGTTTTAATATATTTTCTAATGCAGTTCTATATCCTTTACCATAAGCAGCTTCAAGTTTGTTTAAATTAGGTTTACTAAAGATTTCATCAACATTATATTGCCATTGTTCTAAGTATTTAGCTCTTTTAATAGTATTAATTCCATCCATTAAATCAGTAGTGATATTCCCAACTAACCATCCAGGTTTAGGAGCTGGATATTTATCTCCCTTTTGCATAGCTACTAATTGCTCAGCAAAAGTAACTAATTCTGGTTTACTTTCTACAAAATCAACAAGTTCTTTTAAATCTGCTTTAGATATACCCTCTGGCGTCATTCCTTGTTTATTCCAAATGTAAGTTCTTATAGCTTGTTCTTGAGTAAAAGGTTCTCCAGGTAATTTTTTCTTTAAATTTTTAGGAACAATTTTTAATTCTTTTTTAAGAGCTTTAAAATCATTCATAAGAGCTATTCTATCTCTTGATATATTATCCATAGCCCTTGCAAAAGGATCTAATAAATTCTTTTTATACCAAGCCATTTGAGCATCACCAAGTTTTCCTTTACCTAAAGTTTTATATAATAACCCTACAAAATCTTCAGCAGAGGGAGGAACAAAGAAATTAAATTTTCCTTTATTTGCTCCTACTACTTGAGCTTTAACATCAGAATAAACTTTATCAGCACCAATACCAGTTTTATTTTCTAATATTTTATTAAACTCTTCATTTAGTCCAACAACTTTACTATACTTCCTTTGAGCTTCTAATTGTTCAGTGTCTAATTTTTTCATTTCAGGTAATACTTTGCTGTTGAAAATACTACCTTTTTTTAATCTAACTTTTATAGGTAATAAAGTGTTATTAGCATCTGCAGCTTGTTTAAAACCATTGTTAGTTTTTTTATCTATAAAATTACCAGCATTATCTACGTTATAAATTTCAAAAACACTCTTACCGTTCCACGTTCTTAAACTATTAGGATCAATTCCAAAATTATTATTAGCTACATTAAAATTAAAATATCTTGCCCAAATATTATCATCCATTGTCCACCCTTCTGTTGTTTTATCTTTGTAATTAAATTTTATACCAGAAGGCGATGTTCCAGCTAATTTATTATCATCAGTTTTTAAAAGAGCTCCTTGAAAATAATTTCTTTCTACATTTTTAAAACTTTTGTTTATATTTTTTCCAAGCGCTTCACCAAACAAATATTTAGCCACAGCAGAAACAGGTAAAGTATGCTCTTCTACAAAAAGTTTTTTACCGGTTATAGGATCAATTAATATTCCGTCAGAATAAAATTTAACTGGAGAAGCTAAGCGCATAAAATGTTCTTGCCACGAAGAAGCAGATTTCAATAAAGCTCCTACCACAGCTGCGTTTTCTTTACCTTTTCCTTTTTGCATAAAATCCTGGAAGATTAAAAATATTTGTTTTAATGCTTTTAATTTATTTCTCTGTATTTCTAACCACCTTTTATCTTTAAACTTTTCTTTTAAATCTACAACATCTTTTCCTTTTACTTTTTTGGTATAAGATGATCGGGTAAATAAATCTCTCCACATCTGATTTTCTTTTGCAAATTGATGCGTTTTTTTGGTTTCTTTTATCCATGCATCAGCTTCTGCAACATTTAAAAAGAATACTTGTCTATCACGTTGTCTTTCATGTTTAGGAAGTTTACCACCATCTAATAATCTCCATTTTAATTTTTTATTTATTTTTACTTGTTTTACTCTTATTAATTTACCATCTTTATCTTTAATGTAATTATTTCCGTCTTTTGTATAAATTTTTGATTTACTAACCCCTTGAAAACTTCTCCAAAATATTTCTGGTAATTGTGAAACTAAACCAGTAGTTTTTGCTTTTTCTAAAAATTCTTCTTTTCCTTTTTTAGTATTTAAATCATAATTTTCAATTCCCGCTAATTCAAAAATTTCACTCCAATCTTTTGCATTATTAGCAAAATCTTTATCACTTATATCAAAAGATTTTTGAAACACATGCATTACAACATCATCAACAACTACTTTACTAAATTTTAAAGTAGGTGGTCTATCAATGGCATCAGCAATTTTTATATCATCTTTTTTAGTTTTTCTACCTTGACTTTCTTCTGCTGCAATTCGTTGTTTCTTAGTTTCTGGCTCTAATTGAGTTTCAGGTAAAGCATCTTTAAGTAAATTTTCAGCTAATACTCCTACTAATCCAGCTTTTCTTTTTTGTGTAAAAAAATCTTTTAACTGATCTTCTGTAACAGGTAATCTAGTCCATAAAGTAGGATTAGAATATCTATTAGTATTTTTTGGTAATTTACCTTCAGCTATAGCTTTATCTATAGGTTCTACTGTTGTAAGTTTTTTTCCTTTAGCAAATATTTTATCTTTTTCTAATCTTTCTAATTTTACTAAGTCTTGTACAGGTAGAGCTTTTATAATATCTGGAAGTTGATTACTTATAAAATCAGGACTTATAGCTTGATCTTCACCCGCAATTAAATCCTCTACTAAATCAAACAAACGATCACGAGCTTGTGTATTTATTTCTGTTTTAAATTTTTTACCTCCTTTATCTTCAACAGCTGGTAGTTTTCCTTTTAAAATATCTCTTACACCTTGTTTTATAGCTTTATAGGCTTCACTATCATCTTTTATTTTTAATATATCTCTTATTTTAGATTTAGGCGCTTCAAGAACAATATCACTATCACGTAATTCTTCTGTTAACGTAGGTTCTACTTTTTCTAATGATTCTGTTTTATCCTTTTTAAATTCTTTTAAAACATCTCCCTTTCTAAATGCTAAACGACTATTAATAAAGCCAGATAAACTGTTATTTACTTCAGGATTAAATTTAATAAGCTCATCAGCTACTTTATCCTTAACACTCTGTACAAACATTTCACGTGATTGTCCTTGTATACTTTGACCAAATACTCCTTTGTTAATAAGAGGTTCTAATGCATCTCCAATAATTAATTCTTTATAAGCTTCATTAATACCCGCATTATCCCATTCTTCCTTAGACATGATATATCTACTTTGGTTTGGATCAAGAGGTCCAACGAGCGCATCTATTTTATCAGCTACAACTTTTGATTCTTTATCTATTCTTTTATCTTCTTCACTTCCTTCTATTGTTATTTCACTGTTTTTAAGTTTCTTATTAAATTTTTGAATATATTTAAATACATCCATAGGGGTTTTTAATTGATAAACAGAACTTGCATCCCCCAAAACTTCTTTTATAGTATTATTGATAAGCGCCATTAAACCAGGCGTTTTACTAAAGTCATTTGAATCTAATAATCCTAATTGTACTGCATTTCTAAGCTGCGCCATTAATTCATCATAATCAGCTTTAGCTTCTCCTCTTTTACCTTCTGGTGTAACAACTTCACCTTTTTCCCCTAATGATTTATATGAATTTAATCGTGCAATTAATTGGTCATAACCTTCTTTATCACCAATTTTAGACTTAAGCATGCTTATTATTTGATCTATAGCTTGTCTCCCTTCTTCTTTCAAATTACCATTTTTATCTAATAAATTATTTTGTTTATTATATAAATGAAAAAGTTCTTCTATAGGCGCCATAGCAGCGTACCACGCGTCTGCATGCTCTCTTTGTATAATGTCATTAATAGTTGGTTCATATATTATTATATCATCACCAACAGTTTTACCATAAGCATAACTAGTTAAAAATTCTTCTATAATTTGTTTTCTAGTTTTAGGATCATATTTTGCTAATACTTCTTCAAGTTTTTTCTGATCTTTCATCATTTCGTTAGTTAAAACAATATAATCTCCTCCTTTTCCACTTAATCCTGTTATAGCTAGATCATGAGCAAAGTTTAATAAACCAAAATATTGGTGTTGCTGTACATTAAACGCTTGTTCTTTTCGTGATAATGTGTTTATTTTATTTCTAATATATTTTTCACCTTTGTTTAAAATATTATCTCTTTTATCTAATAGATCATTTAATTGTCTATCTAATTCTTCTTTCTCTTTTTTATATTCTTCAGAATATGGATCTTTATTTTGTCCTAAACTACTATATCCATCTTTTGCTAAAGATCTAAGTCTTCTATTAATTTCACCTACCTCTTTAATTTCTTCAGCAGATAAATACCTAAGTTTATGTACATTTAATATACCACGCAGATAAAGTTCATCTATAATGTTATTTATTTTATCTCTTGATTCTTTTAAATCTTTTCCTTTTAAATTTTTTCTACCCTCAGTTAACTCTATAAGTTCTTTAATTAAACTATTATCGTTTTTAATATCCTTTCTAGTTCTAATTTCAGACGTTATACCACTCATAATTCCTGCAGCTCCCCTTGGAGCGATCATACCTGTAGCAGTAATTACAGTGTTTGCAGCAAAATCTTTATCAACTCCTTCAAAAACACTTATATCTTCATCTAATACACCAATTTTTAATAAATTGTGACCCCATTGTGTAGCGGTTTCTTCTATAAGATTTATAGTAGTTCCTTTTACACTAAGATTTCCTAATCCTACTAACGATTTTTTTGTAACATTTAAACCCCAATTAAAACCACCCTGCATCATTCTTCTTTGATATTCTTTTTTCCCTATATCAGCAATAATATCGGTAGTTCCTCTAAGAAATTTTAAAGAACCAATTGTTTCCATTGCTATTGCCCAACTACCTGCATTATATGAAGAAAAAGCTTTTTGAAATAAAGTATAATTACGAATCCTATCTGCTTCTTTTAATATATCATAATATTCATTTAAAGTTTCAGTATCATCAGGCGATACATTCTTTAATTCTTCTTTTACTTGATTATATGTTTTTTCTGCATTTAAAATATTTAATTCTATATCCCCATAAAATTGACCTGTTTCTGCACCAAAAAATACTGTTTGTGCTGTTCTTAAAGCGCCAGCTTGTAAATTTCTTAACTCATTAGTTTTTATAGCTACAAGTTTAGCAGCTTGTGGAGTTCGTTTTGCCGCATAAGCTAATTTAGCAGCTCGTAATCCCGAAGCTCCTTTAGCCATAACTGAACCAGGTATGAATGTTGTAACTAAAGAACCCATGTTTTCAGCAAAAGCATCTTTAGCCCAATCAAAATATCCAATATCTCCTCTTCCAATATCGTCAAGACGAAGAGCAATGGGTAATTTTTCTTCTCTATTCGCCGCAAGTCTAGCAGTATAATTTTGTGATACTCCACTTAAATAATCAATTGCATCATCAAATAGAGTTGGATCATAATGAGTTTCATCACCTAATCCAACAAGACTTAATGCTTTTTGAGCAACATCTGCTTTAAGTTTTTTTATCCCTAAAAAAGTTTGACCAGTTAACATAGCACTATTTACAAGTGCTTTTCCAAAAAATTCTTCTAAACTTATAGCAGCTCTTGTAGAAAAACTATAATCTAATCCAGCTGCAAATTGAGCAGCTTCCATAATTTTTAATTCTTTATTTTTGTTTTTCCAATCATCTAAAGTAGCTGTGATAACTTGTTGTTCTTTTACTATCCCCTTACTAATCGCTGCTAATCCAATATTTTTATAATTCGCTAAAGCTGTATTATATTTTAAAGCTAAATCATTATATTTATTAATTCTTTCAGGAGCATCAAGCGGATCCATTATGCCATCGTCTCCTGTTAATGCTTTAAGTTCTTCTTGATATGAAAGTAATGTTTGAGTTAATTTATCTCCTTCTAATTCATTCCATTCATTAGCAAGTTCTTCTAATTTATTTTGAGATGTTTTATAAACATTTTTTAATTCATTTAATGCAAATTCAGTATCACTTGGTTTTCCATATTTTTCACCAAATGTTTTTCCTTCATCTTTTCGTAAAGTTTCTTGGATTGAAGAAGGTTGTTGTCTAGTTAAATCTTGAGTAGCTTGTATATAAGCTGCGTTTAAAGAATTTTCTCTAGCGCTTGCAATTTCATCAGCGTTTTCACCATCAATAGGGGTTATATTCCATCCATTAATTTCTCCATTTTCATTTTGTTTATGAAACTCTTCCCATTGTTCATATTTTTCAGGAGACAAGAATTCTTGTATTGGCATTTCTTCATAATGACCTTGAGATCCTAAAAGCGCTGCTTCACCTGGTTGAGATACCCAAGTTTGAGGCCTATTACTTAAATCAAAATAAGTCTGTTTAAATCTTTCATATCCAATACTATCTGGCATATTAGATACTTCTTTAATAATATTTAATTGTGCGTCTGCAGCTTTATCTTTTAACTCTTCTTCTTTTTCATCATAAATTTCTCTTTGTTTAGTTGTAAACGCCGGTGTTTCATGAGAAAATTCACTTACACTAGTAAGAGATCCTATATTATCTTCTTTCTTTTTTTTATCAGGATCTGTAATACTTTTACCAATCTTTCCAATAAAAGATTTTACTTTATCAAGTGAAAAATTATTTTTTATATATTCACTTATCTCTTCTTTGCTTTTACCTTCAGCAAGTAAGTCTTTTATAATTTTTGCAATTGGCTCCATGTATAATATATTACTATCGGTCGTCTATCATTTTTCGAAGATCGTTAATTACACCCATCACTTCTTTTTCAGTTGGATCTAAATTCTCAAATTCTTGATCTACTAAATCAGATATTTCTTGGGGTGTAAGAACCTTTTTTATAGAAGGAATTAATTCTAATACTCTTTTAACATCTTCTTCACGATTTCCACTTGTATTAAATCCATACGGATTATTTTTAGATTCATTCTTAGGATTAAGGACTTTAGCCGTGGTAAGTATTTTTTTCAATTGTGTTCCTGTTAACCCATATTGTCTTGGGTTTTCCTCAATAAGTTTTAAAATAGCATTACCTCCTATTTTAGATTTTGCTTCTATAGTTTTATAAGCTTTTTGAATTAAACTAGTTATATGTTTTATAGATTTATTCTTTGATTTACTTCCTCCACTTTTAACAGGTTTAATATTAGTTCTTCGTTCACTTTGAATTGGTGCTTGATACTTTTCTCTATCTTGTTTTATATTTCCTTCACCTTCCCAACTTGTATCTGTTTGTAATTTCTTTTTTCTTGTTATTTCTTCTTCTGATACCCCTGCTTCTCTTAACGCACCTTCATCTACTGTTGAAGGTATAACTTCTTGAACATTTTCTAATTGATATAAAGGTACATTATTGCTTAACCCCATTTCAATATACATATCTTGAAATAAAAGAGCTCCATCGCTAGCCATATCTATTTTTCCATTAGGTAAAGTAGGAAGAGCTCCATATTTTGATGCTCTTTCTCCTCCATAATAAAACCAAGCGGCATTAATATCTTTACCATCTTCTGAATCTAATAATATAGAAACTTGTTTAGCTAATTCTGTTCCATAATCATTAACTATTTTTGAATAATTAGTTGGCTGAACATCAAACGTAGTTTTACCATCATCACTAGTTGACCCAAATACTTTTTGAGATAAATATCTATCTGTTACTTTTCCATTTTTATCTGTTATACTCATACTATCCCATAGTTGATTTTGATCTGATCCTATTGTTAATATAGTACCTGGTTGCATTTGATCAGATAAAAGCTGTTTTACATTAAAAGTATCAGTTTTTCCAATGCATTCTCCATCTGCATTAGCTTCTAAACATCTAGTAGCCCATATATCACTTCCTCCTTTTTTATATCCGTAAGTTACTAAAGGAAGTACCTTACCATTTTTATCAAAAGCTTTTCCAGCTAAAGCATTAACTCTATCCCACCATTCTTGATTTCCAACACTAGTTAATCCACCTGGTGTATTTAAACCAGGTATTCCATCTACATCAGATCCAATTTCTTGAGCAACTATTCCTTTTATTTGAGTATCTATAAATTTTATATCATCAACTCCTTTTAACAAACGTTCTTTTATTAAATCTAATCTAGCATTTCCAACTATTTGTTCTTCATGAGACATGTTAGGTAATTGTAATTCAAGGGCTCCTTTTGTATCAATAAGGCTTTTCATTAAATTAAAAAAACTATCATTTTTTAAACCCGCTTTATAAAAGTTTTGTCTTAATATATCTGTATTTTTTGTTACATCTTTATTATAAGCTTCTAATTTTTGATCAGATTCTTTTTGCTGTTGAGATAGAGATTGCTTTTTTCTTTCCATTCTTTGAACATAATTTTGTCCAAATTGTTGTAAGAAATTACCTACTAAGCCCGACGCTTGCTTTGCTATTAGATGTTGCCATGGTGGATTTTGATAACTCATATTATAATTTTTTTATATTAACCTAATGCGCTTGCTGTTATATTCCCAACTGCTGAAACCCCACCCATTATTGCTGCTGTTTTATCTGCACCAGCTTGTGTAGCTACAGCTTGTTGTTGAGTTAATTCTGCGGATCTTCTATTTAGTTTTTGCATTTCTCTTCTTTCTGTTGCTTCCCATTCATAAGCTTTACCTCTTATTTCAGCATCTTGTAATCTTTGAGCTTCACCCATTTCAGCCATTTGTACTCTTCTTCCTTCTGCCATTTTAATATCTTGCAAGCGTTGTTCTCCTTCTACACGCGCTTTTTCAGAAAGCTCTTGATTTCTAGCTTCTTGTTGTTCAATACTAGCTGAAATACCTTGCTTACTTTTTAATGCTGCTTGAGCTAAAGCTGTAGCACCACCAGCAGAAGCGCCTGTTGCAGCTAAAGTATCTAAAGTATTTGCTAAAGCTATATCAGCTTGTTCTGCTTGCATTTCAGCAGCTTGAGTAGCCACAGCTAAATTTAAAGTAGGAGCTGTAGCCATTCCACTAACATCTTGTATCATAGAAGATAGATCAGCTACATTTTCATATGGATTTATTACTTCTTGTCTAGTGTTTTCAAGATGTCTAATTTCTGCTTTTAATTTTTTAGCTTTTCTTTGTGCCTTTTTTTCTCTTTTACGAGCACTTAGAGAGCCAAATATAGCCCCGCCCGCTGCGATAACTCCGCCTGCTATAGCTGCATATGCCATAATTATTTCTTTTTATTAGTTATTATTTTTTTTCTATTTGTAGGCTCTGGTAAAGCCACTAGTGGATCATCAAAGTCTTTTGCAATAACTTCTTCTACAACTTCTTCAACAGTTGTTTTATCTGTTGCGTGAACAGTTATAAAAGTAGTATCTTCATGTGTAATAATTACACGTTTTGTTCCTGGTTTAGTAATACCATGATGAGGCCCTTTAATTCTATTTATACCATCTGGAGATATAATAGTAATATCCCCGTTTAATATAAAATAAGGGTGTTCTTTTTTATGAATTTGAGAAGTTAGGGTTTGATTTTTCGGCATAAAAATTTCTCTAACATAACATCCACCTACAAAAGTAGATTTCACTGGATTTTTCGTAGAACATTCATCAATTCCTTTTAAAGCACCATCAGTTTTACTTAATGCTTTTTCAAATTCCATTATAACTTTTCTAAATTTTTTAATTTTATTTATATCTTGTAATTTCATTTAAGTGATAATACTTTGTCTATTGTACCTACAACATCATGAGCACCTACTTTTAACTTAAAAGATAGATCGGCACTCCATTGATATTTAGTTTTACCTCCTACTCTTAATACTACTATAGGTAAAGGTTTGCCGGCAAAACTTTTTTTAAACTCTGGTCCTTGATCTTCTAATAAAGCATATTTTACGGTAATAAAATAACCCTTATGATTTTTAGGGATATGATTTAAATGAACATCATTATGTTGATTCCATTTTGCGTTTATTTGAAGTATTTCTATTTTTGGATTTTGAGCTACACTGTAGGTTAAAAATAAAGTAAGTATTAAAGTAAATAAATATTTCATTCTCTTTTCTTTTTTGTATTAGTATTTAAATCATATAATCTTTCTTCAATTATATCTAATTTATCTCCATTTTCATTAACTTTCTCTTGAGTATTCATAATAGTTTCTCTAATGAGTTCATCTTTTAAATCATATTCAGTTCTAGATATAGGGGGTTCAGGTAAAAGTTTAGCTTCTTCAATATCTTCTTGAAGAGCAAACCACATACCTACTAATGTAAATATCCCTACTGCTATTCCTATTAATGTTTTAAGTGAAAGTTGAAATTCTGTTTGTTCGTTTATTTTTATCATTGGTTTATTAATATGCTGATTCGACATAATCTGATGAAGCGGCGAATAATTCTTTCATTCCACCAGGATCTGTTAAAGTGTCAGTAGATATTTTAACTGTAGCATAATAACCTTTTATTCCTGTCATTTGATCTCCAAATACAATCTCACCAGGAGTGGCCACGCTGTTATTAACTAAATTAGACATATATTTGTTTTCTTTTCTAGCAAATCCAGCATGTTGTATAGGTGGTACAAGCGGCGTTGAATTTGCTGTAACAGGTGTAGTAGTAACATCTGCAAAAGTATTTCCTAAACTATCGTATGATCCTTCATTATAACTATAAATTAATGCGGTAGAATCATTTGTGTTAAGACTTTCATAATCAGGGACTTGTATGTTAGGATAACTTATTCCAGTTGAATCTGAAATAAAACTATCTACTTGCCAACCATTACTTCCTTCATAATTAATAGTTTTAAATACTTTAGATACACTAACCGATGGATTAAATATAAATTCAATTGAAGCTTTATTTTGAGTACCATAAAAATTACATCTAGGTTGAGAAGCTACATAATGCTGATATAAAGCAGCGGTATCAGTGCCACCGGGCGTTGATGTTCCAGTTGTATAAAATTTATTTTTTAAAGAAATCATCATTCCTGGTTTGTAAGAATATAAACTTGTCCAACCTTGAATTTGTTCATCAAAAGATAAAGTTTTATATGGTAAAGCTGTATTTTTAGGTTGAATAGATAATACATATTGTTTATTGTAAATATCCCATGCCCCTGTTAATTTACCATTTCCTACTGCAGCAAATTGATCTCTAAAGAAATCAATCATTCCATATTGAGATATTTCTGTAAGACCATCTTGTGATAATCTCATTACAGCGCTTCTATCTTTATCAGTAAAATATTTTCTTCTTCCGTAAACAGCAAAACTTTCTGGATTTTTGCTAATACCAAAATTACCAGCATAAGGTTGTATACTACCTATTACCATATTGCTAGCAGTTAAATTAGGACTTCCCTCAGCTGTATATATAATATCTTTATCTATTGGAGCTCTACTAACTTTTTTCTCTTGGAAAACAATTAAATATGAATCTTCTGCATATATTTTTTGTATACTTCCATTACCTGGATCTACACTTTTAGTTATATCTTGCCCAACAGAAAATACATTTGTATCATTAACTCCAGTTCTAGAATTAAAAATACCTGAATAAATTAAAGAGTTTATTCTATTAGAAGCGTTAGGATTGTCTTCTACTAAATATGCTTTTACTCCTTGGCCTACATAAGTATTATTATAACCACCTCTGATTCGCGCTTCTTCTACAGCCCAATCATTATAATAAGCGGTACCAGAAGGAACGTAGTTTGGTGGTTGAGGATATGTACCATCTCCTCGAGACCCATTCCATTTTGGTTCGTTAGCAGGATCTACAGTTTTACGTAAAATAAAACTATTGAAAAATTTAACTTCTATAGTTGCCGCCATATTTTATAATTGCATATTTATTAATATTATTACTAAGCTGGAGGTGCTGTTATACCGTTCCAAGTAAATAAATATTTTTTTCCTTTTGTTAAACCAGCTGTTAAACCACCAGTTAAAATATTATTTATAACAAGATAAGTTCCTTGAGGTCCAAAATTATATTCCCATCTAATTACAGTTGAATTAACTTTTGGTGTTAGAGTTGCAATTAATGTATACTGATCACTTGCAGGTTCATAAATACTAATATAATTTATTCCAACCATTCTATGATTAATTCCATTACCTGTTCTACCTGTTAATTGTTCTAGCATATTAAGAGAATATTTAGGACCATCTGGTATTCCATCCATAAAATTAATTCTCATTTGAGTACCACCTGTAGGTTTGTCTATGCTTACAGTACCAAAACTATAAGTTTGAGCAGGTTGTGTTTGACCAGGATCAGTAACTATTAAATTAGCTGCACACGGCTGTGCTGTACCCATAATTTTTTCTCCTAAATAATCAAATTGAGCAGTCCATTTTCTATCTTGATTTTTATTAGTTACATTTTGTCCAAATACATATCCAGTAGAATCTGTCCAAATAGGTGAACCGTTTCTAGTGCTAGCATAATTGTTTCCCCAATCAGTATTTAAATAATCACCTGTGCTGGCGTAAGAATAATATTTAGTATCTGCTGGCCCTGTTACAATTGCTGGCCATTCTTCACTTGGCCTAAATATTTCATTTAAACCTGCATCTTTATAAAATTGTGTAACATATTTAAAACCCCATTCTTTAGCCCAAACTGTTCTTCCCCCTACATTTTCTTGTTGAGGAGTTGGAAGAGTTTCTTCTGCTTCTTCTCTAGTATCTTTAGGCGGGCTAATATTATATTGATAAGATCTTTCAATAGATCCAGTAGAAATAAGACCATTGGTATTATATGTATTTCTTAATTGAACTGGATTATAAAAATCGCCAAAACTTAAATAAACTTTTTGTGTTACTTGAGCTGTATTATAACTATTATATGGTGCTGAAGTAGGGCATCCCTCAGGCGTTAAAGTAGGTAAAACTTTATTATTAGTGTTAACCTCAACGTTATTACTATAAGGATAACGAGTTAATAATCTATATTCTCCAAACATATCTGGAGAAGCTGGTATTCCAGTTGATGCGTTTCTATATCCTTGATTTCTACCTATACAAAACATTTTTCTACCAACTGAACTTAACCTTGTATTAGCTTGCGATGAAATTCCATCAAACCAAGCATCAAAACAATCTTCTTTAGCAGGAAAAGGGTTAATTTGACTTACTGAAGTCGTAGCTGGTGTTTTAGCCTCTGATAATTTATCTAACACACCTGTATCAGTTGTAAAAGGATTAGGTTGACCAATAGGAGGTTTATTAAATTCAGCAGGTACATTCATTTGATAATTATTTCCTTGTGTACCTCCAAAACGTATTTCATTACCTTCAATATCTTTAGCAGTTTCCCAAGGCCCAATTGGAACTCCAGAAACATCTGTTGGTCTATATTGTAAATAAACGGGCCAAATAACTTCAGGTCTATCTGATGGTGGTCCTGCATTAGTATCATAACTTGTAGGATTAGTAAATTCAAAATCTACAATAATATAAGCAGTTCCTCCGGGTTGTTCTGTAGTACCTTCTGTAAGTCCTACTTGCGGCAAACTGGTAGTATTTCTTGATGTAGTTGCATCAACTCTTCCGTTGAGAGTATTAAATCCAGAGTCGTCAGTATCAAACTGTACAGTTCCATTTCTATTTGTATTTGTCCATCTCCAACCGGCAGTGTTACATGTGCTATTAGCAGTATTTACTGTAATACTAGTTACTCCAGTTCCTGGATCAATTGTAGTAATTTTTCCCAAGCTCGTAGGAACTCTATTGTCGTTATTCACTGGAGAACCTCCAGCTCCACTACTTGCGCTAGGATAAGGTCCAGAATCTGCTGGGTTTTGTGCACTACTATTATTAACTGTTGCCCAATAAAATCCAGAACTTTGTGGTCCTTGACTAATACACATATTTTTAACACTATAAAAATCTTCATTTAAAGGAAAAGTTTCATAACCTAATTTTCCATTTATAGCAGTTATACATTGTGCATAGCTATTAGGAGCATCATATGTATTTGAATCATTACCTGCATCTCTTAATATAACAGTAATTGTTATTGCTTGATCAAGTATAGCATCATCATCGACAGTTACCTCACCTGTTTGCTCATTCATTGATAACGCGGGTATTGCAGTTCCATCAGCGGCAGGACTTTGAGTCATTGACCATCTTAAATCATCAGTATTTCTACTAGTATCTGCACTTCCGTTTACACCAGTAAATGTATAAACAGAAGTAGCTCCAGGTAATACTACTATACTTGTTTCACAATTATCTATAGATGGTTTTATATTGCTTAATTTTTCAGTTATAGCAACTTTAGTTTTTTGTCCATATTGTGATCCTATAGCTCCAGGCGTCCCATCTAAATTTGTTACTTCAAATGTAAAAGTATAAGAGTCTTCAGTTTCTGAATTTTCATTAAAATAAAAGAAAGTATTATTAGCAATAGTTATTACATATTTATCTGGATTATTAGAAGTACTCGGTGCCGGCGTTCTAGTTAAAACAAATTTATCAGTTACCACAGTATTTTCAGCATTAGTAACTACAAACGAATCTATTTCGCTTCTTTTAACAACTGAAATAGTTCCACTGCTATCTACTACATACGGAAAAAATTGAGTAGGAGTGTAAGTACCATTTGCATAACTTCCTGTTGGTGCAGCGCCTGGTGTAATATCTTCATATAAATTAAATGTCCAAGTTTCCGGAGCTGATGGAGAATCTTCAGTAGTAAAACCTTTAATAGAAGATGTACCTTCTTTTATTGCTTCATTTAATTGAGAAATGGTTCCACTAGAAGTAGTTTCCCAATAAATATCTAATCTAGACTCTACTGGGGCAGTTTCATAAACACTTAACCAAGTATCATAAGGAGTTGTAGTTGGAGTTGCGGGTACGGCAGAACCAATTACATTGCTACCAATACTTATTCTTGCTAATAAAGGATTAGATAGAGTTTGATAAATAGCGCTATATTGTACTGTTTGACTTACCCCTGTTGGATCGGCAGCTGGGTTATTAAATAAATCATTTTGATTAGAAATTGTAGAAACCGTATCTGGAATAGCAATATTTACAGCTGAAGGTGTAGGATTAAATTGATAGTTATAAGTAGGATTAGGTGTTGCTGCATCATTTTCTGGCGCTACTCTACCATATAATACTACAGAACTTCTAAATTGTTTTTGTTCTGGGCCAACTTCAGTTAAATCTCTTGGCACTTTATTTATATTGTCATTTAAAAGAGTAATAAAAGAAATAGTTTCAGCTGGATCTGGAGCATCAGTAGTATATGTAGCTTTATCAATATTAGGATAAAAATTCATTATTCCGGGAAGGTAAACATTATAATATTCTTGTTCTGTTTGCTTAACTACTATTTTATAAGAATACCATCCTAATGGATTATAATCACTACTTGTTGCATCTCCGTTGTATAATCCAGGCCATCCAGTACTTAAATTATGAGGTATATTTTCATCTACCGGAGAATTAAATAATATTTTAATTGAATCACCAGGCCATGAATGTATATCATTACTACTGTCTTGAAGAACTTCATTATAAGGAAAATATACTGTATCTCCATCTAGCTTTAATTCATCAGCATCTGTTCCTTGGGTTTTAGCAGAAGATAAAATGGTTGTTGAACTTCTTCCATATCTATCTGATAAAACTATACCTACTTGATAATTTCTATTTTGTTTAACTGTATGCATGGGATATTCGCGAGATACAGTTTTTTCTAAAGGTGGAAGAACAGGGTTGGCAGGTTCATTTACCACAAAGTTCGTATATTTATCCGAAACAGTTACATTGTAATCTAAAGCATCTGGTGGAGTGTGTTTATTTTGAAAATTACTATATACTACACGGTTACTAATAATTTCTTGACCATGTGCTCTTACAGGTACTTTATCATATACTCTTACTATTTCACTTTCAGGTAATGTTTTATAAGGTTTCGTCCCTTGATAATTATATTCTACAACTGTTTGACTACCAAATCTTTCAAATCCAATATTTGTATCCCTAGGAATTGTATCTACAACTTGTACGGCTAAACTATCAGATTCTTTATATAATATTTCTATTTCAGAAACTTTTAATTGAGAAAATAAATTATTAGCACTAATACCATTATTGTTTTTATCTAAAGGTAATGGAATTTGTAATAAAATATTATTTACTTTATTTTCCATAAACCCTACTACAGTACTTCTATATGTAGCTTCTTCGTCTGATGAAATTCCAGTTAAACTTCCTTGACCTAGGAAATAACCATCTTGTTTAGGAATAAATGCAGCTTGAGTAAAAGGTGCCATGATAGAGTTAGTTCCATCTTCGTATTTAAAACGATAGCTAAATTTTACAAATTTATCTTCTAAAAAATCTGGATCTCCACTATAATTTGGATTAAAATTAGTATTTGTAGTCATTCCAGGTTTAGCTACATTATACGTTCCTCCAGGATTCATTTTACTACTAACATCTAGCATGCTAGTAACATACTGATCATTACCTGTTAAAGTATTATAATTAAAATAAATTATAGAACCATTAGGAATATCAATAGTTGTTGCAACTGTTGCTCCTGAAGCATCTCCTAATTCAATAGTAGTAGGAGTATAACTTAATAATACCGTATTAGCAGGAATCGGAGATGGGTCTATAGGTAAACCTGTACTTCCATCTGCAGCTATAATAGTAGATCCTACTAAATTTTTATTACCTGCTCCACTAATATCTATTCCAGCAAACCCACCAGGGGTTAATAAAATTGTTGTTGCTCCCGCTGTTGTTATACCGTTGGTAACACCTTTCCCACCATTTGCATCTACAGGGATAACAGTACCATCTGCATTAGTATAAAATCCTTCAAATTTATAATATAATTCAATAGGTTGAAAAGGAGAATAAGTTGCTACAGAAATTTGATCTTCTGTAGTATAATAAGGTGTTAATTGCTTTTGATTAAATTCTACAGCTTTATCAACTTCAATTTTTCTAGGTTGATTACGATTATCTGTCCAAAATAATATATTTTCTACTAAATTAATAGAATGAATAGGATAATTAATAGAAAAATTTAAAAACGCACCTGCTAATAGTTGAGTAGCTTCTTGAGTAGCAATATTATATACATAAACAAAATTATTAGCAGTAGGAGAATAATTTAATAATTGTTTATTATATATATTATTTCCTTTAGAATCAGTTAATGTTTTATCATCATAATCTGTTAAAAAAACGTATATATTATTATTTACTTCATCAGTATATAGGCCTACTGTAAATAAATTACTGACTCCAGTTAAAGCACTAAAGTCAATAAGTTTATTATTTCCTAATACATTTTCTAACGCTCCAACGTCGGCACCTTCAGATTTACTTACTTGTATATTAATTCCTTCACGATATTCACCATTTGGTAATAACCTGGCATCCAGGTCTTTATTCATTTTGGATTTAATAAAAGCATTTTTAACTTCTGCCATCTATTTAAAATTTAATCCATTTAGATTTGCCTCTCATAACCTGAATAAATTCATCAGATTTTATATTTGATAACCTTATTTTTGCATTTCTTAATTTTGCACTTTTTTCTCTACGCAATCGTTGTACTATATATTCCGGTTGATTTATTCTACTTGCCAATATAGCATGACTAATGTATGAGTATATTGCTTCTTCCGCTAATTTAGGAACTCTCATATCTTGATCATATGCAAGTCCATCAGAGATATATTCTAAAACAATAAGTTTATCTTTTAAATCACTAGAAAAAGAAAATTTACCATCTCTATCGTTTATTGTAAACCAACCATTCATTTGAGCAAATTCTGGTTGCATACCATATCTTTGGCCATATCCCCATAAGTAATTTCCCCAAAAGCCATATAAACCATCTGAAATTAATCTTCCAGTTGTTTCATCTCTTAATTCTTTTAAAATTGCACTATTTTGAGATTTATATCTTTCTTCCGTTAAAGAAGTACCAGTTATATCACTTCCTTGATTATCTTGAGTAGGAATTCCTTGTGCATCTTGTACTGGTTTAGTATAAGGATTAGTAGTTAAACGATTAGGGTATATTATATGAGTCTGTCCTGCTTCATCTATCCATGACAAATTGACATAATTTACATAATCTTGTGGAATTGGTACGCTTAAACTAGGAGGAATATTTAATTCTTGAGATTTAATACTTCTTAAAGTATCATAACTAAATTCTTGTAAAGCTCTTTTAGTATGAAAAATTACATCAGTTCTTTTTACACTAGGAATTAATTTACCTGCTCCTACATAACCTACTAAAAAATTATTAACTAAATCAGCTACTTTAATATATGAATAACTATTATAATTTTTTTCAACAACTTTTCCAAATGCATCTCTATTTCCAAATTCTCCTCCAAATTGATTTAAAAGTTGAATAACTACATAAGTACCATCAGCTTGTGCCGGTAATGTAAATACATTATCTACAACCGTATATGCGGTTGTATATTCGGTAAATGATGCGGGAGCACCTGTCGCACTTGTATATAATCTAAAATTATTATCATTATATGCTGGTTGTGCAGGATCATAACTACCAAAAGTTATATCTGTATTAAAAGTAGCCGTAAACACTGTTTGATCAGCTGTAGCAATAAACACTTGAGCCCCTGCATAATACTGCGAATTTGTTTCTGTTAGTAATCCTCCATTAGGTTGTGGCATAGCTTATTATATTTTTTCGTTTTGTTCATTCATTGCTACTTCTTGTGCAGCTACTTGTATAATTTCTGGATCTTTTATAATTACACCAGCATATTTTAATATTTGTAAAATAACATTAGTTTGTTCAGAAATATGAAGTTCAAAATCAGTAGAACTTGAAGTTTCATATATATATTGCCCTAAACTCCCTGTAGTAAATCCCCATACCGGATTAACTGGAGTACGTAAATAATCTATTTGTATATCTCCTGCTGTAGTAATAGTAGTAGGTTTAATAAACAATTTTTCATTCTCATATAAATATACAGGAAAAGTTTTGGAAGGTTTAGTTAATAATGATTTATCAATATGATAGAAGTCTTTACGATCAAGACGTTCTACTTCAATTTCATTATTATAAAGTACAGTTCCTAAACGATAAAAAGTTGCTCCATCGCCATAAGCGGTGGCATTAGGAAGTACCCAGTAAGAAAGGTTATTAAAAGTAACGTAACTAGCGTCACCAAAAGTTTTAAATATAGCTATTTTTTCATCTAAATTTTCAACTCTATCAGCATAATCTGTATCAGTTTGTGGAACTCGTAGTTGTTGATTTAAATCTTCAAAATATTTCTCAAAGATTTCGCGTTGTACTTGTGTTCCTAAACTATTAAATTCAGTTGGAGTAATATATCCTCTTTGCTCTTTGTTTAAGATAAGTAAAACAGTTTGATATACCGTATTTACGTTTATAGCCATTTGTATTGTGTTATTATAATAAAGGAGGCATAGAGCCTCCCTTATTAATTTATGTTAAGAAAGTTTTTTCTCTATTGATTTGAAGACATCTAAGCCTTCGTCTGTCTTAAAAAATTGAGCCATCGCAGAATATGGGTGTTCATCAAAAGGAACTGTCATTAGTTTCTTTTTATTAGATGCCCATAAAAATGTTCTTTGATCGGAACTAAGAGTAATTATTCCAGCTTCTGTAGCTTTAATTGCAAAATTCCTTAATTGTACATTTTCATCCATAGCTAAATCTAAAAAGAGTTTAGGATTCTTCTTAGCAAACACTAATAAATCTCTTTTAATCTCTTTAGAACTCATTTCTGATACTTTTGAACCAAATTCAACTCTTAAAATAGCTTCAGCTTGATCAATTTCTATAGATCTAGCCGCATTAAGCGCATCTATTTCAAGTTCTAGTTCTTGTAAATCATCTTGTGCTTGTACAACATCATCTATTTCTCTATATCTTCTTCCTTTTAAAGGATGATATAAAGATAATATTTTTTGTAATGCTTCTTGTTCTTTTTTTACTAACAACGCTCCATCTCTAAATACAATATGCCCTAGAGTTGCTTCGCCTTTTTGTTCATCTTTAAAAGGAGAATTTTGATTAGTTGCATATCTAATTTCTCTTTGTTCCCTTGATTTTGGGTCATACCATAAAAGAGCGTGTCTAGTAGTATGTCTCGATGGAATTTTATAAGTTAACGGAGTTTTATCTCCAGTTAAGACATAAGTTCTATCTTTTACCTCCCAATTATCTTTAGGAGTTGTTTTTTCTTTTTTTGGTGGTTGTACAACCGCTACAGGTTCTTCTACAACTACCTCTTCATTTTTTATTTTTTTTGCCATGATATAATATAATTAAATAGTTAAAGTAAAGAGTTGGAGCATCCGAAGATGCCCCTATCTTTACCGATATTAAATCCCTTTTGGTTTCATAGGATTAAATACCTTTAAATAATACAAAGTTATTAGCAGCTTGAGTTACAAGACATCTTTCTGAAAGGAAGTTGACTTCCATTGCATCAAGATTAGAAGTGTAAGCACCTCCAGCTGATCCAGTTAACCAAGACTTCATACGTCTGTCTTCTGTTTGAGAAGCTCTATATCTAACGTGTAAGAATGGTCGTCTGATATTTGTACCTAAAATTTGATCATATACAGTAGATGTACCGGCTGGGATTAATACTCCTTCAATTGATTGAGTTCCAGCAACAGCACCTCTTGTAGATGCATCATTTAAATATTTCCAGTCAGTTTTATAGAAATCATAAGAACCTCTTCTGAAACCGCTAAATCCAAGATTTAAAGCCATTTCTTCTGAGTTTTCAAATAATCCATACGCAGTACCGCCAGAAACACCAGAAGACACTAAAGATAACATGTTGTCAAATTCTAACGCAGTTGATCTTTGTAAGAATAACATATTTTCTTCAATTGCTCCTTGAGTATCTAGATTTTTAAGTATTTCATCAAAGTCATCAATACCAGAAGCTCCGGCAAATCCTACTTCAACATTACCTCTTGCAGAGATTGCAGCAAAAAGACCTTCAGTACCTTTAAACCCGGCATTTTGAGCACCTCCAGCACCTGCTGCAGAAGCAAGTTCACCTTCAACACATACCATTTCAAGATAATCTTCAAATCTTAATCTAGTTTCAGATTCAGCTTTTAAATACCATAAATAACCAGTTGTTCCATCTTCAGTAGCAACTTCAACCCAACCGATTTGAGCCATATCAGATCCGTTTATTGTATAAACATTTCTGATAATAACTGGTGAGTTATTGTATTGCTGGAAAGCAGGAGTTATAGTAATTTGTGGTTGATTAGCAGTGTTACCAGTAATGGCACCAGCTCCTGCATTAGAAGTGGCAGCACCTTTGATAAATTCTGAACCAAAAACAAATACTTTTAAACTAGCACCTAAACTAGCGAAATCTGTAGCTGTATAAGGAGCTGCAGTAATTACACCAGTAGTTGTATTAGAAGTTAAAACAACTGCTTTTAATTCATTTCCAACACTGTCCATTGCTACGATAGTTTGACCTGGTGAAATTACATTTCGTGTAACACCTGGAGCTGTAGCAGCTGGAATTGTAAGAGTATCACAATTACCAGGACAACCATTAGCTACGCCATCATAAGCTATATGTAATCTATTTTGCTCAGACCAAATAACTTGATCTGAAGTTAAAGGCATTTCAGCACCTACCATACGTAAAAAACCAGATAGAGTTCTATTTCCATATCTTTCTACTTCTTGTTCATAAATTTCTGGTAGATATTGCTGAGCAAAATCATTATTACCATCTACAAAAGAGAGGTAATTACTGGCTAATAGCTGCTGATTAGGAGCAGGAACTATTGAGCCAAATTGTGGAGTTAATACACCCATAATTGATAATTATTTATTTTTAATTAAACGTTTTCTTTTTTATTCTCAGTTTTGAAGAATCAAGTCCACTAATTGCTTTTACTTTTAAACCACCTACAAATATTTCTCCTGAAGCTGTTTTACGAGGTTCAGTACTAATATTTTTAGATTTTGCTAATTGATCTTTAATTGCATCAGTTTTACCTTGCTCATAAAAATGATTAGCGATTGTATCTACATTTTGTGCTGCATATAAAGCTTTATGATAAGATTGTGGGTCTTCTACCTCTCCTTGTTTATTTAAGAACGTCTTAATAAAGTTAGATATATCACTTTGTTTCTCACCTATGCTTGAAGGATCTTTTACTCCGTATCTGAATTTTTTATCTCCTAATTTAAAATCAAAACCTTTGAAATCTTCGTTAAGAATAGATTTTGTAGCAGATACAAATCTTTCATGCTTAGCTTTATTTGCTTCTTGATTTTCGTTATAGCGATTGAAAAAGTCTATAGCTTTTTGTTGTTCTTGAGTAACGCCGGGTCTCAACTTGATTTCGGCATAATACTTATCTTTAAGATCATCTAAAAAGTTTTTAGCTTTAGCTATCTCTTCTTTGTAAGCGAGTTTTTTCTTTTTTATATCTCGCTCCTCGTCCACCTCTTCATCATACTTAAAAGAATCTTCAATAATAAAGTTTCTTTCTTCAGCATTCAAATGAGGCTTAGCTTGTTTGTAATATTCATGAAGTAATGTATCATTATTAACATTACTATAATCTGCATTTAATCTAGCATAATCTTCAACGGTTCCACCCGTTTCTTTCATGAATTTTACTAATTTTTCTACATTTTCAGGAAGTTCTTGTGTTTCTCCTTCCTGTTGTATTTCTTCTTGTTTCTGTGAGGTAGTGGTAGTTTCAGAGCTTCTATCCACTCCTGTGTTGTTAGTGTTATCTTCTTCATCTGTAATTTCTTTTAATGGTGAATCAGATTCTACTTTTTCGTCGGTTTCCCGTACTTCTTCAACCACTTTTTCGCTGTCTCCACTGTCTTTTTGTTCTTCGATAGGAGCATCGCCCACATTTGTCTCTGGTGTAGGAACGGCATCTTTTTGTTCGTTTTTAGTTTGTAAAGGTGGTTTTGATAAATCAACCTTAACCATATCAGGAATTTTATCTTCACCTAATTGTTTTGGTTTAGTAACTTTTTTAATTTTAAAGCTACCTTCTTCTTTAGCAGGTTCTGTATTATTAGTTTCTGCTGCTGTTTTAGATTCTTCTACAGTTTCTAACACTTTTTCTTTTATTGCTTCTTCTTCTTTTTTTGACATAATAAAATAATATAAAATTAATAATAAATATTAGTTAGGACTATAGAATTATAATCCAAATCCTACTAAGTTATTATCACCTGTAGATTCAAAATCTTTAGGTAATAAATCATTTTGACGTTGATCTATAAGTTCACTCTGTTGAGTTCCTTGTATTTTTACACGTTTATCTTTACGATCTTCTATAGCCGCTTCTTTTTGTTGTTGTGCTTGAGCTTGAAGTTTAGCTAATTGCATATCATAATTAAATTCTTCTGCCATTAACTGTTTCTTTATAATAGCTTCTTGTTCCATACGCTGTAATTCAAATTGAGATTTTGCTTGTTCTATTTGAACTTCAGTTTCTGCCATAGCTTGTTGTTTTTGAACATCAGCTAATGCCGCTTTTTCTGCTGCTTCAGCATTTGCAGCTGCTTGAGCTTCTATATTTTCTAACTGTGCCGCTCGTTCAGCTTCTTGTTTTTTCTTTTGTCTATTTTTTAATAACTGATTAGCTAGTTTTATATTTTGAATTTCTCGTATATCAATTGCATCTTCTAATCCTATATTTCCAGCTTGTAATGCTATTTGAATAGTTTTTTCTAATTCAGCTTTTTCTTCTTCTTCTGGTTCTAATTCTAAAAATATACCAAAATCATGTAGATGTAAATGTTCTAATTCATTTAAAGTATTTACATTAAATGTATTTATACTGTTCATCAAACTATTTTTTGTTAAAGGAAACTGTAACATATCAGACACTCTTAACGCAATATTTTCACAAGCTCTAACGGTTAAATACATAAGAGATTGAAGAACATGTTTAGTTGCTGTATTTGAATTTGCAGCGGCTAATTTTTGAAGACCAACTAATGAATCTTTAGCAGGTGTACTTCCATCTCTTGCTTCATTTAATCCGGTTACATCTCTGATCATCTGTAGATAATATTGATATGTTTGGATCATTGATTGTATTTTAGAAATTCCAGAAGAACTTTGTAGTTCTTGTACAGGAACTTTACCTCTATTTAATTCACCATCTTGTGTTAATGATCTTCCTACTATACTACCAGTTTGAAAATACATATTTAAAGCTTCAGCTGGATTATAATTAGTTCCATTACCCAAATCTACTTCTGCTAAACCATCTACATCTAAATAAACTCCATCTGGTACTAATCTTGCAAGTACTTGTTGTAATTTTAAATGTGTTAATTGTATCATATCTGCAAAACCAACACATTTACTTACTATTGATTCGATTCTACCTTGATACATTCTAGGAGAACTAATCGCATAGTTCATATTGACTTTAGTAGTATCACTAAAAGGTCTAGTCATATTATTACTTAATTCCCAACTTAATAAATTTCCTCCTAATCCCAAAACTTTAGCACCACTGTATAATACTTCTATTGCTCTACTAACTCTTTCAAAATTATCATTTTCTGGAGGATTAAATGTATCAGGTTTTTCTAAAGTTTTTTGTAAACCTTGATCTGTTTGTTTTATTTTGAATACTTGATTTTGATATGTTTTATATTCAAAAAATAAAACTTGTACTTGATCTTGTGCCTCTTGTCCCCACCATGTATTATTTACATAAGAATTTCTCCCAGGATATTTTTGTATTTCTTCTAAATCACTATCTGTTAAATAAGGAAATTGTCTTTTTACTTCAGATAATGACATATTTTTTACTTCTCCTACGTAATAAATATCTTCAAAATTAGGATCATCAGTATAAGAATAAACAATATTAGCAGGATCTACATAATCTACTGTAATTCCTTCAGATAAATTAAAATTTGTTTTTACACATCCAATTCCTAAAACAGTTAAATCATAAGCTAACCGTTTTTTAGTTTCTTCATATTTATTATAATCTAAAATATTATTTATAACTTCTTCTTCTGCAACTTCAACACTTTGTTTATAATCTAATTGCATGTAAAGATCTAATTCTTCTGGGTTTTCAGGTAATGATTCTGGATTAGGTGAAGTATAAAAATTTCTTCCTGTAGCCTCAGATAATGCTTGTATTTCTTCTTTACTTTGAATATCTCGTAATGCTGTTGATGCAAAATGAGTTCGTTGTTTCATTGCAAAAGGATCAGTAGCAAAAGAATTTACTTTATAACCTTTATCAGTCATTCCATTTACTACAATATCTACAAATTTAGATAATATTGGAACAGGTTTCCAATCTAAATTTAAATAAGATAAATCTCCATTAATTGCTAATTCATCTTTATATTTCTGTACCGGTTGTTCTCCTCTTGCATATAATCTTAATCTATTAAAATTTTGAAAATTATTAATAAATCTATTGCGCCCACTAGTATTCTTAAACCACTCTCCTTCAATGGCTTGTGCTACTTGTAAACCATATTCTCTAGATTTTTTCTCTTCTTCAGGTACCACCTGATCAGGAAAAGCACTATTGTAGTTGATCTTAATCATCTAATTTAGAATTTTTGAATTTACTCCTTTATTATCATATTTTTTAAAACCTAAAGGAACACTGGTTAATTTTCTTTCAGCTATCGGTCTATATCTATTTTTATTACAAGCCATTATAGCTAATCCAGAACTTATTGAAGCATCGTGTAAAGTTCTATTATTAATATTAAATTTTGCCCAATCTTCTAATGTTCTTTGAAAATATAAATCTCCATAGTTTTCTCCGTTATATCCTATGAAATTTTCTATATAATCTTCTATAGCAGCAGCATGTGCTTGTTTTATATCTTCACTAGAATTAGGTATTCCACCTATTTCTCTTTCTGCAACAGATAATTTATTATATATTTTATCTGGTCTATTCATAGAATAACCTCTATAACCTCTACGTTTTAAATAATATAATAATCTGGGTTTGTTATTTTCTGCAAGAAGTGGCATTCCATAAAATACTAATGCCATTAATACATCTTCAAAAAATATTTCCGCTGTTTGTGGTCGAGCTATATATTCTAAAAAAAAAGTATTAGGAGGAACATCCTCTAATGAAAATTTTGTTAGCCCATGTAAAGATCCTTTTGAACCTCTACCATCTACGGTTCCGGAAATATCGTAAGGATCACAACCGAAAGCACCGCAATCAGGATTGCCAGGATATCGTATTCCATTTTTTATATTATACCTGTTTTGTAAATTATGAGGAGGAATCCAAGTAATAAAAAATCTACCATTATTATTAGGCATAAAAATAACCCTTGTATCTTTAATCCCATTTTCCCATTGAAAATTACCTTGATTTATAATGTTTGTATTACGTAAATCTTCATTATAATCTATTTGTTC